TTAACTGGCTTTTTTAACCTGTGGCAGATCGAACGCTTTGCGCAATGCGCGAACAAACGCTTTGTCATGGCAGATGGTTTTACCGGGGCTGTCGGAGAGTTTCGCGACCGGCTTGCCGTTACATTCCACCAGTTTTATGACGATGTTCAGCGGTTTCACCTGAGGAATATCGCAGGTCAAACGGGTCCCAATCCCAAAGCTCAGGTTCACTCTGGAGGAGAAATGGCGATAGAGATCGACGGCTTTTGCTAAATCAAGGTTATCAGAGAAGACCAGCACCTTGCTCATCGGGTCAATGCCCAGTTTTTCGTAATGAGCAATGGCCTTCTCGCCCCATTCAACGGGATCGCCGGAGTCATGGCGTAAACCCTGATAGCGCTCAGCGAATTCGGGGCCAAAGTCGCGCAGGAAAGCATCCATTGTAATGCAGTCGGTAAGGGCGATACCCAGCTGGTCCGGGTACTCATCCAGCCACGCGGCAAGTGCAGCACGCTGGCTGTTGGCCAGATCGGGGCTGATTTGCTGATGCGCCTGGAACCATTCATGTGCCTGGGTGCCCATTGGCGTCAGGTCCAGACGACGCGCCAGATCGTAATTACTGGTCCCGACAAACCACGGCTCTTGCTGCAAACGCTCAACGATGGCCTGCTGAACCTCACGCGAGAAACGGCGGCGCGTGCCAAAGTCCATCAGGCGGAAGCGGGACATATCCAGATCGTTGGTCAGATGTGAGAACTCAACCAGTTTGTTTTCCAGCGAAGCAACCGCCTGCTTAACGCCGGTTTCCGGAGAGCGATAGCGGTGAGCCAGCTCACTGATCACAGCCAGAAGCGGTACTTCCCACATGATCACTTCACGCCACGGACCTTCAAGCCGGATGTCCAGTTTGCCGTTTTCATTGGTGATGGTGACCTGCTGCGGGTTATAGCGGAAATCGCGCAGCCAGTTCAGATAATCGGCTTTAAAGAAAGGCAGGCCGGAAAGCCACTGATATTCGTCGTCCTGCAGCGCCAGATGCTGCATGGCATCGACCTGTTCACGAATGGAGTCTGCGTAGATACCCAGCAAGTCGTCGCCACGGCAGCGAAACTCAGCCGCTACATGGACATCATGATAATGGTGGAAAACGGCTTGCTGCATATGCAGTTTATACGCGTCGGTATCCAGCAACGTATGCAGAACAGGAGAAGCGAATTGAGTCATAGGTGCGCAGTAGCATCCTCTCACAGGAGCGTTTAGTACAATAAACAACTCCGGAGTATACCTTGTTTAGTGATTTATTGAACCCCGATCACAACATAAGCTGTCTTTAGGGTCGAGGGCATTTCGTGCCTCTTGTTATAAAAATGTAGCAATAGAGCAGCTAACCACTTGAATTTATAGATTACTACTGTGCTACAACCATGCTTTGGGGCAGTGATGGGGCAAAGCGTGAAAGCGCCTGGTTGAGCAGGGAAACCTGTTCGGCACTCTTCTCTGACATCCATTTTCCATACACCTTGTAAACCATCTGTGCATCGGTATGTCCCATTTGAGTTGCTATAAAGTTTGGGTTTGCCCCAGCTGATAATGACCAGCACGCATAAGTATGACGCGACTGGTAGGCGTTGCGGTACCGTATTCCGGCGCGCTTGATTATCGGGGCCCAAATTTTATTAATCGAATTAACCGCGTAGTGATATCCTGTTCGAGGTCCACGTTTGACGCACTGAGGACTGAAAACGAAAGTGCAGGGGTGTATGACGGACTGTCCATACTCACGCAATTTCACTTCAACCTCATACTGCCGGCCAAGGCGTGTCAACTGGGCCTGATTCCTCAGGGCATCAATAGCTGGTTGTATGAGATAAATCACCCTGTCAGTTCCTGCCTCGGTTTTTGGCAGGGTGAACTCATACGTTTGGGTAAGGTTACGCTTAACTGTAATGGTGCCCGCAGTGAGATCGATATCTTCCCATGCAAGACCGCATAACTCCCCATGCCTCATTCCGGTATAGACAGCGAGCGACCAGAGATTTCTCATCTGCTGGTGCCCGCATGCCTGAATGAACCTGATGAACTCTTCAGATGTGAGTGGATCTGGTTCATCTTTTGCCTTCCTGAGTCGGTTAATTCCGCTAAACGGATTTTCCTTTGCGTAACCGTTATCAGCTCCAAACTGGAAGATCTCGGCCATCAGCGTCATGTAATTATTCACCGTGGACGACTTCCGGCCTTTTACCTGTGTCCGGTGATCCTTCTTCATTACATGAAAACCCGTCATCAACTCCTTCCTCACATACAGCAAATCCTCAGTGGTCACCGCAGAAACCATTTTGTTTTCACCGATACGCGGAAGCATGTTTTTTATGATGGATTCATACCTATTCATGGTGTTTGAGCTGATCTCCATTCTCTTCAGCTCAGACCATCTTTCGGTAAGCTCCAGCACAGTAATTTCCTTTTTATCCTGACCGAACCGGGCAAGGTTCGGTGAGTTTGGGAATTTTTCCGCATAGTTAAAATTCCCCATCCTTATTGCAAAACAAACCGAGGAACGAAGCTCACCGGCTATCTTGCGATTTTTGGCAGTATCAGGGACACCGAGGTTTTCCCTGACACGTTTGCCTTTATACACAAACCAGATGCGGAGTGATCCGCCGTGGTTTTCGACGCCTGTCGGGTATGATGCATTAGCCATTAATCCCTCCTGACGTCCAGGAGCGTTGACGAGTGTACTGCTTTTCATGCTGTCTTAGCACCTGGTTGATTTTTTTTCTGTGCCTCGATCCACTGATCAACGGCCTTCCTGTTGTACATGCATTCGCTCGAAGGCTTGGGATTACCATCTGGTGAAATGTGCAGGTACTCGCGGCCCAGCATCCAGGATTCTTTTCTGGCGCGGGTGATAGTTCCGGGCTTGAGCCCGGTAACCGCAATCAGAACCTTTTCGCTAACCCAGTCATTCGGCACCAGAAGAACGATTTCAGCACTGGTTTGCATGGATCTCCTCCACTTTCTCTTTAGCCTGAAGCACGCACCGCGCGAAAGAAGAGGGCGTTACAATTTCGCGAAGAGCCTGAACCAGAAAATCATTGTTCTGCTGGTGCAGCTCCAGGTTGCGCTCTTTTTCCTCATGACGCAGGACCGCCAGACGAGCAGTGATAATGCGGCGCTTGGCTTTGATAACCCGCAGCGCGTTCTCTGCCTTTTTGCGCCATGTACTCCAGTCACTGCTGCTGTTCGATCTCGCCAGTTGCTCTTCAATACTGAGCTGCGCTTCTTCTGCGTTAACAAGCTGCTGCAGGCAATCGCTGACAGTGTTCAGGTTGTCTGTGTCGATAAATGTTTTCTGCATCACTTCACCCTCACTTCGATCTCGGCGATGGCGCAATAGCGCTCGATGGCCTCTTTCACCCAGCGTTTATAGGTTTCCGGGTGGAATACTTCCGTCACGCCGCTGCCGCTCCAGAATGCCTTCGAACTGGCATCAGGAAGGGTGATGGTCAACGGTTTATCATCAGTGACATCGTTAACCACTCTCTCCCAGCGGTCACCAGTCTGAGATTCCAGGCGTTGTATTAACTCACCGATGCTTAACGGGGCGATCAACCGTTGGCGTAAGCGTTGAATCTCCTCAGCCATGTAATAACCGGTTTTACTCCAGGTATCGACGCTATCGCCGGTCATGTCCGGTTCCATCGTCGCCATCAGAACGGCGTCGTGATAGTCCTGGCTGCCGCTGGTGATCGCAACGGCGTAGGTGTCACTGTTTTCACGCTTATGAATAAGCACGACCGGATTAAGAATCTTGCTACTCATCGTCCCGCCTCTCGCTGAACAGTTTTGTACGCCCGCAGAATGTCCCGTGATTTACCGGACAAAATGGTCTTCATGAAGAACATTCCACTACGGTTTGCAACTATTCCTAAGGTTGAAAAAAGTGCCGTGTCGACCACCCGGTTATGCTTCCTGAATTCGAAGACGGTGCTGGTGATCACAATGTTCGCCACAGCGCCGTAGTCCTGGTATTGGATTTTCATGCCAGATGTTCCTCCACAACTTTGAATGCATCATCACTACAGGGCATTACAACGAACTCTGGATTTCCATACTTAGCGTTGATAACAGGGTCGAACTGAATGCGCACCGCCCCACGTTCACCTGACGGACGCAACTGAATGGGAATAAATCTCCTCTCACGACCAAACATCTTTTCCGGATATCCGAGATATTCAGCCTGGATCACCGGATTGATACTGAAATCCACTTTATTCGGAATGACGCGCTCCATGTCGGGAAAACGACCATCAACCAGCTTGATTCCGGTGATCGAAATTCGGCGCTCGAATGCGTCACGGTGAATGGCAAAGGCTTCTTTGTTAAATACCAGTTCAGTGGATTCCGCTTTCGCCGGAACCGGCCCTTCAAACTGAACGATGATATTTTTCTTCGTCCTGATACCGTGCTCCATACGCAACGCAACATGCCCGTTAGTGGACTCGATATATTTCGGAGTGATATGAACCCCGTTCAGGTAGTAACGGACATCGTTTTTTGCAGCGCACACCAGAGCTGCACGAAGAAGTTTCGACTGGATGATCATGCTTCCACCTCCGCGAGGGTCTCTTTCGTATCCTTCCTCAGAACAAAACCGCCAAATTCAGGATGCTGCCAGCGCTTGCGCTTACCACTCGGACGGGTTGATTCCTCCAGTAGAACCTGAAAGGCATGCAGGAATGATTCACGATGCACGCACAGACCGCGAACGCCCGGTAGTTGTCTGGATGGCAGATTTGCGAACTGAACAAGGCGACGGCAGGATGGATCGGACAGCCCGGTTTCCCATGACACCTTGTGTACTGGTGTAAATTCAGAATCGGTATTCACAAATTCAGCGCCAGCGCCGATCGGCGTCGGCTGACCTGCTGGGGATGCAGGCGCAGCAGCAATCAGGTTAGCGCCGCTCACTTCCATTACAGCTTTCATCGTCGCTGATGCGGTCGCCTCGGCAACGACACGGGCAAGCGAAAGTATGTCATGGCTTGCGGAGGGTGCTGGCTGCGGTGATTGAACTGCAATGCGTGGCTGCGCCTCTCCTGATTCAAGAGAGAACCAGCGGTCAATAACGGATGCACGGCGTACAACGTCGTACCCGGTGATCAGGATTTCGGTGTGGCGGCGGTCGAGCAGGAACTCGGAAATGTAGCCGCGATTATCGAAGCAGGCGACAACGCCATCGGTAATTACAACTTGCTGATTTTTAAGATGACGCAAATCTGCGTTATCTTTGCTGACCCCATACAATGCCCCCAGCATTACCCAGATATCCCGGATAACATCGGCAGGGCGCTTATCCGTCAATTCTGCAATTTCCCGGCTACTCATCATTGGCCGCTGTCCGTTATTGGTCGTTTCAGTTTTCATCGTCAGTTCCTTTAATGGCCCGGCTTTATGCCGGGCTGGTGGATCACTTAACCTGGATAAATGGAGTGCCTGCGCCGCTGGTCATGTACTGTGGCAGGGTGCCGTTCCATTTGTTGATGGCCTCCAGTTGCAGAACTTCCGGGTTTTCACGCATGGCCTGACCACGGATCTGGATAGACTTTGCCTCTGCTTCTGCCAGCTTCAGCTTTGCGTCTGCCTGGCCATCCGCTTCCGCACGCAGCATGTTTGCTTCGGCTTCACGCTGTTTCACCTCCTGCTCGCGCTGCAGGGTTTTCTGGTTTGCGGTAACTTTGGCGTTGATGCTGTCGATAACTGTCGGCGGGTACTCCGGACGGCCGACGTAAGAAAGGCTGATAACCTGGATTCCTACCGGCCCCATGTCGGACTGGATCTCTTTCAGAGCGTTTTCAAGCAGCTCAGCTTTCCCGCCGTCAATGAACTTATCGGTACTCATGCGGCTTGCGAGACGATTAAGGGCATCGGCAATCTTCTGGCGCAGATCGGTATCGGTGATGTCGTCCACACCTTTGCGATAGGTCTGGAAGACCGTCGTCACTTTGGTTGGATCAACCTTATAGGCGACACCAATGTGATAGCCGATCGTAGTGCCGTCACTCATCTGGAAATTGAATGCGTCGTCGTAAGTTTTCATCTGTTTGAAGGTTGGGAAGATGTAGACCTCCGTGTTCCAGCCGGTCCAGTAGCGGCCTACGCCTACCACTTCACCAACGCCTTTATCGTCACCCAGCTTGTTGACCTTAATCCCAACGTTGCCAGGCTCAACACGATCACAACCGACAAGACCGATGGCAGAAAGCGCGATAATTGAAGCCATGATTGCTTTTTTCATTTCTTTTCCTTAGTTGCGGTAACAACCAGACCCTTACAAATGGCGTAAATGCACGGCGGGGTCAGGATCGCCAGAGCAAAACCGGATATAACTGCCGTCGTGTCCTTCATCGAAATGAGGATCGGAACGAACAGCCCATAAACGCTGGCGACAATTACCAGCGAGAGGACTACGCGTAAGTAGGCAATCATCAGCACACCCCCTCCGGTTTGCTGGCCTGCAGTTCTGCCTGCTCTTTCACGAATCGGTCATGCATGGCGTCCCACTTCCCGAGCCACTTACGTGCTTCGCGCTTACGTTCCAGAATTCGGCGAATGCGCCGCATGCATCGGTTATGTGCAAAGAGATATTGCTGGGTGTGCTGGCCCATGCGATTGACGAGCAGACCGTTACTGAAAACTGGCTCGTCTGGTTCGTTGGTGTTCAAACCGGCACGGTGAAAAGTTTTGGTTACCATGTAATGAGCAAGGTTGCTGATCGCCGCGCTCCTGCTGAGGAAACGGCGTGAATAGCCGTGCCTTGATACGACGTAAACAGGCTGCAGCTCTTTGGCAAAGGCGCTGTCAATTGATGTAGTGCTGATGCGTTTATCGTTCATTTCCGGTCCTTAACTTTTGAATAACGTTCGTGACTCATTACTTCCCAGTTCTTGCCGCCATCGCGGGAGAGAAGCCGCCATCGCAAATTCACTCGTAAACTGAGATATCCCGTCCGGCGCATTCGCCGCGGCAAAATCCGTTGCTGCCGAAACTGCAGGAGCACCTTCACTGCCTGCAGGTGGACTCTTTCAGGAATTCGGATCGCTGTTAGTGCCACCAGCTACCTCCTCAAATCTCAGCTCCATTTCGCGCACCATTTCGATAAACGTGGCCAGTGAGCAAATGTGCTCGTCGTCGAATAGCTGGCGGTCGCATATCACCCTCCCGTTCTCGATGTGCAGGACTACCCGCCCGGTAAAATCAGGGAGGACATGCAGATCCACGTTCAACATGGGGCGGGGGATCAGCACACCCTGATAGAGCATTGTTTGTTGGTTAGTCATTGCCGATCTCCGCATTAACTGGTTTCTGGTTTTTGACGAACTCCACCAGCTCAGAAATGAGCTCGTCGATTAATTCCTTCCCACTATCCGTAAGGAATTCACCGCTGCCATTAACATCAACAGCGCTGCTGTAAATTCCCTTAATAGCTTTTACGCCTTCGACATTCCCGTACTCACTGATCGCGAGCCTTTCGAATTTTCGTAATAATCCATCGAGAAGAATTTCTGTTAACTCGACTGTGTTAATACCGCCTTTATTGAGCTTAATAACAAGGCAGTTACTGCCTGTTTTACGCTGGTGGCGTAATAACGCAGCCTTTAAAATTCGTCGGCGATACGTAGTGATTAAGTTATTCACGTCGCTTTTCCTCTTCTTCACACCAGTACAATAAATTTGCCGAAGCGTTAAGAGCCATTCCTAGCAAAGAGTCCTTTTGACTCGTGCTTAACTCATTATTGCTTGTCACTATTTCCAGAATGGTGTTAAGGTTCTCCGCCTCTAAAAGAATTTCATCTATCCCTGCTGTTTTTGGATTCCACATTTACTATCTCCCATATGCTTTTTTAAGATAAAGTCGAGCGATTACCTCATAACCACAAGCCGCATAAAGGCACGCTGTTCTATATGCCGTTTTATCTTTGATGAAAGTCATACGAAACGCCTCACCGCTAAAGAAGCGACCACTCGACCATGAATTTTGATTTCTTTCTGCTCAACGGTATTGAGAGTAAAAGTTTCGTAATGTTGGTTATCAGAGATAATTTTCAACGAGCCATCAGCCAAAGGCTCTATTCTCTTAATAAACAGGCAGGGACGACCAAAAACATCCATCGTATAAACATAAATACCAGGGGTAAGCACGCGGCCGCCGCAATCAACGAAAGCAACAACCTCACACGGTTCAATGGTTGGCTGCATTGAATCACCTTCCATCCTGCAGCTCTTAACGCGGTTACCAAAGTCATTAATGTTGTCAGAGCCGAACAGAATCTGAGGCGTTTTAACTGGCTGATTAACTGCGACGGAATTTTGCATTTTCATTTCCTCAGGGTGAGTTTGTCCCCACCAAGAAAGGTGTTAATTAAATAATGTTAATTAATTTTAAATTTTGTCGGCTTGCTTGCAGATGGTTTCTTGCAAGTCGTCTAATTTTTCATAAACGATAGTTAGTGTACCGATAGCCGACAATTCCGGAGGCATGCAATCCATAGCGTTAGATAAAGCCATTTTGCAATTGCCAATATCAGCAGACCATGAGTTAAGTTGATTGGACGTTATAATACTTGTTGGTTCTGTAAATTCACCGCACTGCTCGTTTCCTGAAATGAGCCACAGAACATCAGAATGAAGAATGTTAGCCAATTGGATTAACTGGTCAGCAAACGGAACAGTTTTTTCCGTTTCCCAGTTGTTAATGGTTTCGGTTGTTAAACCAAGATGATCAGCCAAAAAATCCTGAGAGAGTCGAAGCGAAGATCTTTGATTTAATATTCTTTTGCCGATGGTTTTGGCTACGGTGATTTGAGTATTCATTTCATTGGCTCCGTTGTTTGCCGATGAATGAACTTTAATTCATGCAATAACTTATTGCAATAACAAAACTTATTTTTATTTTGTATTGCTGTTTAATTTATTGATTTATTTAAATAATTTTTTTGCATCACAGCGAAAAATCGGCAGCAGGCGAAAAAAAAGCCGCTATTCAGCGGCTTCAAGGTAAGGTAGGCGAGCAGGAATTAAAGTCTGTTGTAACTGATTGATTCATGCATTATGGCTTTGCCCATCACATATAGATCGCCCTGGCTTTCTTCTGTGATATACCATTTTTCATAGGCTGGGTTATCGGATAAGACCGCAAGCCTATTCCCCTGCATCTGTAGACGCTTAAGGTGAAAAGTCTTACCAAAAACAAAAACATAAACGCCATCAGTCAGAAAGTGCCGGACCGAAATGTCAACGAATACCCGATCTCCAGAATTGAAGGTGCTGGCCATGCTATCACCACTAACAGTCATTACTTTTACATCATCTTCGCTACGATTTCCGAAGAGGTGTCTCGCGTGTTCTGTAGTGAACTCTATAGCGTGCAAAACCTCTACAAATTCAGAGAGCATAAACGTACCTGGCCCGGCACTTACAGAAAGATCAAGCACCTCGACTCTAAATATATCAGCGCTATTCCTCGCTTCCTTATCATGAAGATTCTCTATCACATAACCCTGTTTGTGGGGGGTAGGTGGTTGACCTGTAGAAAGCCATTCAGGACTTACACCCAGTGCATGAGCGATCTCAACCAATTTTCGCGTTGTGTTTGTTTTGCCTGCAACAAGACGCCAAATGGCTGGTTGTGAAACCCCAACTTTCATAGCCAATTCTGCCTGTGTAAGGCCAGCGTCAGCCATCGCTTTTTGAATACGATCTGAGAGTGTGTTCATAACAATAAGCCTATACAAAAAGTTATTATGAGGCAAATACGATAAGTTATTGCATAAAGTTGTTCAAGGTTATAATCTTGCTTTGTGTCTAATAACTTTTGGTATTTTTATGGTCAATCAACATGTGAAACGAGCTATAGATATTCTCGGCGGGCAAGCCGCGCTAGCAAGGGCCTGCGGCGTTACTCAGCCTGCTGTGTTTCGCTGGCTGAATGGAAGCCGTGTTAAGGCTGATCATGTTATGTCTATCGTTAAAGCTACTGGTGGCGAAGTAAAAGCCTACCAGATCCGCCCAGACCTTCCTGACACATTTCCCCATCCGGGCAATGAGGTGTGACATGTCACGGCATTATTGCGTCAGCGAACCTTTACTGGTGGCTGAATTCAGTAACGAATATGAGTTGGCGGGTGTCGCATGAGCATGGAACTGATGGTGAAGGCAATGAAGGTCAAAGTTGGAAACCCACTTCGTAAGCTCGTCCTTCTGAAACTTGCAGATAACGCTAGTGACCATGGTGAGTGCTGGCCGAGTTATCAACATATCGCTGATCAGTGTGAAATCAGTAAGCGATCTGTGATGAATCACATTGAGGCTCTGTGTGAGTGCGGCCTGGTAAAAAAAGAACTTCGCCCAGGACCAAAAGGTAACTCAAGTAATGTCTATCGCCTTGATTTTAGTAGTGCAGGAGATTCACTAGGGGGTAGTGCAAATCGTTCACTACCTGGTGCAGGAGATTCACCCCATAGTGCAGGAGATTCACTAGGGGGTAGTGCAGGAGCTGCACCCAGAATCAGTCACTCTTTTGAACCAGTCAATGAATCAGTCAAAGAACCTAAATATAACGGTTCATATGAAAATGATTCTGAAAAAAATCGCTCTTCCAAAGAGAACTATTCCAACGAGTTCGAGCAGGCGTGGCAGGCGTACCCAAAACGCGCTGGTGGTAATTCCAAGGCTGCCGCATGGAAAGCCTGGAAAGCTCGAATTAAAGACGGTGTAACCACTGAGGCAATGCTGGCTGGCGTAAACCGCTATGCCGGTTATGTCCGTGCTACAGGTAGCGTTGGAACGCAGTACGTGAAGCAGGCGGCGACGTTCTTTGGCCCTGATCGGCATTTTGAAGAGTCATGGCAGGCACCGTCTGGACATGCAAGCGGAAGACCTGGTGGACTGCCGGTGTCAGGTTTCAGTGAGCAGGATTATGGCCAGTCAGACTGCAACTGGTAAGCAGGAGAAATCACAATGCTGAGTATTAAACAACGCGAAGAAAAAGAATCTCTGATTGGCGAACGTGAAAGCCTTCGTGAGGAGTTGGCATTTTCGCTTGAGGGCAAAAAGCCATGGCGTCATGAAAGTTGGCAGGAAAGCACCGAAAAAGCTAACTGCGAAAACCATGGAGAATATTTGGTTTATGTTCTTACTGGGCCAGAGTTCCGTGGCAGCGCAACAGTAAAAAAATCTCTGTGCCCGGCATGCATGAAAGCAAAGCTGGAACGGATTGAGTCTGGGCTGCGGGCATTACGGGTGGCCGACTTGATGGACAATGCCGGGATCGCACGACGGTTCGAAGCATGTGAATTCGATAACTACCAGGCCATCAATCAGGCTGCCGCCAAAAATCTCTCTTCCTGTCAGCGTTACGCCACCAGTTGGCCTGAACGCCTGAAAGCAGGAACGGGGCTTGTAATGACCGGCAACTGTGGAACAGGGAAAAACCACCTGGCAGTGTCTATGGCGAAAAATATCATCCGCAATCACCTCGCCAAAGTGGAAATCACTGATGTTATGCGTCTCACACGAGCAGTGAAAAGCACCTGGCGGCACAATGCTGAAATTACCGAGGAAGACGTCATTGAGCGTTTCGCTTCTCTGGATCTACTGATTATCGACGAGGTGGGCGTTCAGTTCGGCAGCCCTACTGAAATGACTATCCTGCAGGAAATCGTTAATGCCAGGTACGAAAGCATTCTTCCGACAATTCTGATCAGCAATCTTACTTTCGACCAGCTTAAAGAAACGATTGGAGAACGCATTGTGGACAGGGTTACCGATGGCGGGCGCAACCGTCTGGCGTTTGGCTGGGGAAGTTTCCGTGCTATTGCGCCAGGGGCTAAAGCATGACGCCTGTCTGGAAAAACGAAGATCTGGAAGGGGCAGTAATTGGCGCAATTTTTCTGCGTGGTGCCGACCCTGAGGTTCTGGATATTCTTTCCAGAATTCCGGCGAGCGCATTTTCCGTATCGCAGTATAGCGAAATTTACACCGGGATCTGCCGTCAGGCTCGTGGAGCCGGAGTTATTGACCCTGTACTGCTTTGCGAAAGCATGCCACAGCACAGCGCAATCATTCTGGAATCAAGTCGTATTGCATGGGCTAAGTCGGCGCTCGTGTCCTACATTTCCACGCTGGAGCGTAACGCAGCTGTCCGTGATGCAGAAGCTGTGATTGAAAAGGCGCTGGCAGACCTACGGAGTGCTCACAATGGTGATGCTGCTTTAGCGGCATTAAGGGCTGCGCAGAACAGCATTACCGCGATTTCCCTCGAAGACAAGACCGTTCAGCCAGTACACATCGACGACATTCTTCCTGCTGTAGTTGATCGGGTAGATGCGCGTAACCGTGGACTTGAGGAAGCCAGAAGCCTCATGACAGGCATTGAAGAACTTGACGCCAAAACTGGCGGAATTGAACCAACCGATCTGGTGTTTATCGCAGCGCGACCGTCAATGGGTAAAACTGAACTGGCGCTGGATATCATCGACAAAGTTTCTGAGCAGGGGCGTGGTGTGCTGTTTTTCAGCATGGAAATGCCAAACATCCAGATCGGTGAGCGAATGGTATCAGCTGCCGGTGGAATGTCGGTTTCACGCCTGAAAAAGGCCGCTGATTTCGATGATGAAGACTGGGCGAGGCTTACAAACGGTGTCGAGCGCCTGACAGGTCGCAGTATCTGGATGGTTGATTCTACCGATCTGACAGTAGGGCAGATCCAGCAGATAGCGACCCGCCTACAGCTGGCGCATCCGGAAATAGCGCTGGTGGTCGTGGATTACCTGGCGCTCATCAGAATTGAAAGCACTGCACGATATGACCTTGCCGTCGGTGAGGTGTCAAAAGGGCTCAAGCGTCTGGCTAAATCCAATAAAACACCGGTCCTTGCCCTGAGCCAGCTTTCTCGTGGCGTCGAATCGCGGCCTAACAAACGACCGATGAACTCAGACCTCAAAAACTCAGGTGAGATTGAGGCTGATGCTGATCTGATCATGATGCTTTACCGCGATGAAGTTTATAACCCTGAATCTCCAGCGAGAGGGATTGCGGAAATTAACGTGACCAAGCAGCGCAACGGTGAGCTGGGCACGATTTACCGTCGATTCTACAACGGGCACTTCCTGCCAATTGACCAGGAGCTAGCAAAACAACGTTCGGCACCGCAGCAAAAAAACCAGACCAGACGTTACGCAAAAGAAAGGCAGTCCAGCAATGCAGACTATTAAAACCATCAAAGCAGCGGGGGCAACCGTATGAAACTCGAATCTTCACTTAAGCACTTCAGCCCTCAGGGAATGCACATCAGCGATGACGTGAAAGGAACCTCTCCGGATCGTCTCACCGGCACCGATGTTATGGCGGCCATTGGTACCACCAGCAGCCGTGCGCGTTTTGGCTTGGCGGCGTTCTTCGGTAAAGCGGGAATCAGCAAAACGGATGAGCAGCTCGCAGTTCAGGCGCTGGCGCGATATGCGATGGACGCTGCACCAAAAAATGTTCGCAAAGCAGCTGGCGGGCAGTTCGGATGGTGCATGCAGATGCTGGCGCAGTTTGCCTTTGCTGATTACTCCCGTTCGGCCGCCACCAGCGCGACGTGTCACAGCTGTTGCGGTACCGGGCGAACAACCCGCGAGCAGATTACCCGCAAAGTTTCTTACCCATGGGGTAAAGCGCCATACTGGGCCTGCCGCTCTCGTGCTGTTCGACCATCTGACTGGGAGCAGTGGACGGAGGTAACAGAGGTTGTACCGGCGGTCTGTGATGTTTGCGAAGGCAAGGGAACGATCAGCGCCCGGTGCAGGTGCGGCGGTAAAGGTGAAGTGCTGGATCGCAAAGCGACCAAAGAACGTGGCGCACCGGTTTTCAAAACGTGTGAACGTTGCTCTGGTAATGGCTTCTCTGCTATCTCCTCGGCGACGGTACACCGTGCCATTCTGAAGCGTCTCCCGGACCTCCATCAGTCCTCATGGTCACGCAACTGGAAACCCTTTTATGAAATGCTGGTGGACACGCTGCGCCAGTGGGAGCGTCACGCGGCAGTAGAATTTGAGAAGGCAACAACTTATTAATATGATCGGAGCAAATGGCGACACTTTTTTGCACGTTAGTGTTGACTTTGCATAAAACTGTCCTGTATGCTTCTGATTATGGAGTATAGCGCCTGTAGATAATTAACCTCTAAAAGCCCGCCACGTTGCGGGTTTTTTTGTACCCGTATTTCCTGCGCACCGCCCGCGCATTCATCACGTCGAACCAATCCATTTGAAATGAGCCTTTGAGGAAGTCGGTTAGCGCTGGCGAGCCTCGACGGGCTGGTTTCCTGTGCGGCAAAGGTTCATTTCAAAGTAAGGCATACGCATATCATGAGCATCACCCAAGAACGGCTGAAAGAGGTTCTGAAGTACGACCCTTTGACTGGTTTATTTGTTTGGATCAAGCGAACAAACTCACGGTCTACGCCTGGCAAAATAGCCGGGAACGCAGATACGTACGGCTATATCCAGATAATGATCGATAAGAAATTAATTTTCGCTCATCGGTTGGCTTTTTTGTATATGGACGGTGCGCTGCCGCCGGCTGATAAGTGTGTCGATCATATCAATGGCAATCCCAAAGATAACCGATGGGACAACTTACGTATCGTTACCCAGTTTGTTAATCAACAGAACAGACACAAAGTTCGAAAAGGGGCGAAGTCCAAGCTGATTGGAGCAAACTGGTGCAAAGCTCGCGGCGTATGGCGTTCCGCTATTCGCATCAACGGGCAACGTAAAGAGCTCGGTAGTTTCCAAACTGCGGAGTTGGCTCACGAGGCTTACATGAAAGCTAAAGCTGAAATGTGTCGTTAACGCCTACACGACATCAAGCCCGCCTCAGCGCGGGTTTTTTTATTTCCAGCAAGGTTTTTCTTCATTGCGTTTGTTATGTTGTGTTTTTTAACTGAGGGTCAGTTGATGAGCGCAGATGAAAACTTGTTGAGTAAAATTCAGGAAGTACGGACGGTAGAGGATGTGGAGCAAGTCAATTTGGGCCTTTCTAAAGGCTGGGTGATTTTGATGATCGCCGAGAGCTCTACAGTCTGGGAAGATGGCAGCAAAAGCAGCCTTGTTACATATCACATGGGCAAGCCGAAGGCATTGCCGGTCTGATCAAGCCTTACCAAATCAAAAATTTCAATCATATATAGGCCACCTCACGGTGGCCTTTTTTGTTTCCCCTCAACCTTCTGAGAGGATCAACAGCAATAAGAGGGGGCAAAATGTCCGATCCATTAACCGGCACCGGCGCAGTTCTCGGCGGCGGCCTGCTGGGTTCAGTCCTGTACGGCGTCTTTACTCATACAGATTTCGGTGTGGTGTTTGGGGCGTTTGGTGGTGCGGTGTTCTACGTCGCAACAGCAACGAACCTGTCTCGTGCACGACTGGCTGGGTATTTTCTGACGTCGTTTATCGTTGGGGTGCTTGGGGCTGGATTTGTTGGCTCACTGCTAAATGCCGCATCGCGATATGAAAAACCGTTGGATGCACTCGGAGCAGTGATTCTGTCTGCCCTGTGTATCAAAATCCTAACTTATCTTAATAACCAGGATCTGAACAGCCTGTTCAGCTTTTTCTCGCGTTTACGCGGAGGAGGGGGAAATGGCAGGTGAGCTGACTGCATTCTTTAATGCATTTATCTGCGCGGTAATTGTTGTCGTTCTGATGTTCTACCAGCGACATGGCGCCCGGCATCGTCCTTTCATCTCTATCATGGCGTATGTAACCGTACTGGTTTATGCCGTTATCCCGTTGCAGTTTATCTTCGGTCTCTATCGTGACTCCAGCTGGCTGGTGGTGGTGGCAAACCTCCTTATCTGCGCCGCCGTTATGAGGGCCCGGGGAAATCTGGCACGTCTGGTAGATCATCTGAGGCACTAATGAACCAAACACAATTTCAAAAGGCGGCTGGCATTAGCGCCGGGCTCGCTTCGCGCTGGTTTTCGCATATCGATGCTGCAGTGAAGGAATTCGGCATTACCGCGCCGCTCGATCAGGCCATGTTTATCGCGCAGATGGGCCATGAGTCCGGCGGTTTCACCCGGCTGGTGGAAAACCTGAACTATGCGGCAGAAAACCTGGTACCTACGTTCGGCAAGCATCGCATTACTGCACAGCAGGCCGCCGCACTCGGCAGAACGGCAACGCAACCCGCAAATCAGAAAGCGATAGCCAATCTGGTTTATGGCGGTGAGTGGGGCAAAAAGAACCTGGGCAACCAGGTTGCTGGTGATGGCTGGAAATATCGCGGTCGCGGCCTGAAGCAAATCACCGGGCTCAGCAATTACCGCAACTGTGGCCACGCGCTGAAGTTGGACCTTGTAACCCAGCCTGAATTGCTGGAACAGGATGAATATGCTGCTCGCTCAGCTGCATGGTTCTATTCGTCTCGCGGTTGCCTGCTTCATTCCGGCGACGTGGAGCGCGTGACGCTTCTTATCAATGGCGGCAGAAACGGGTTGGATAAACGCCGCGCGCTGTTTAACCTGGCGAAATCCGTTCTGGTGTGAGGTGAATGTGGGTATCGAAACGATAATAGGGCTGGCCGCACTGGTCATTTCCGCCATTGCAGGCGCTTTTGGCCTGGGCCATATCCGCGGCACCAGCAAAGCGGAAGCTAAAGCCGATCAGCAACGCACTGAAGAGAAGGCCGCCGCCACTGAAGCAGTAGCAGAGCGCCGTGTTGAAGCAACGAAAGAGGCCAGCAATGTACAGCAGACTGTTAACCATATGCCTGGCGACGATGTTGATCGTGAGCTGCGGGACACGTGGAAGCGCGGCTCATAAGGGGTGAATATGAGGAAGGCAATCGACCTAACCGGTAATCATTACGGAAAGCTGACTGTGCTGTCCTACGCAAAGAAGGATAATTCAGGCGTTTCCATGTGGCTGTGTAGTTGTGAATGTGGAACCGAAAAAGTTATCAGGTCAAATGCACTCCGCTCTGGCAGGACAAAATCTTGCGGTTGCATGTCGGGTGCAAAACACGGGCATCGCAGACCATCAGAAACCTCCCCCACTTATATAAGCTGGCTGTCAATGCAGCGGCGTTGTAATTATCCGGATGATGCGGATTACGCAAATTATGGTGGTCGAGGTATTAATGTCTGGGCACCCTGGGCTGACTTTAAAGTTTTCCTTAAAGATATGGGGGAGCGGCCAGCGGGACATACGCTTGATCGAATTGATGTCGACAAAGGGTATACACCAGAAAATTGTCGCTGGGCCACACCGAAGGACCAGGCAAGAAACCGACGAAGTAACCATATGCTCGATACACCAGCTGGTCGAATGTGCATTACCAAAGCGGCTGAAACCTACGGTGTGAAAGTAAAGACAATCGCGCACCGATTGAGCAGGGGATGGAGTGTTGAAAAGGCGCTGCTAACTCAACCATGGCAGGGCAATAATGAATAAATATTTCATGTTTATCTCTGTGCTTTCCGTGTCAGCATTGACCGCTGGCTGTGTTGGTGGACCTCCAAAGCCCAGCTATGTATTCGTCCACGATTCCTGTGACTGGGTAAAGCCAATCTACCTGACAGATCACGACATCGACGTTCTGGACCGCCAGACGAAGAAAGACATCCTGGCGCATAACAAAGCGTGGCAGGCGAATTGCCAGAAACCAACTGAGAAGAGAACCCCATGAGTGAAGCAAAACCACAGGACGGAAGTACCGTTAAGGGCTATCGAACCCTGACCGCTGACGATATCGCGCAAATGAATGAGCTGAAAGAAATTAGCCGTGATTTTTGTGAGAAGCTCGATATCGAACGCACTCACCTCTCTCTCGAGGTTGTAGAGACCAACTCTCAAGAGGCTAGCGAGCGTGCTGAAGCGCTGCGTTGCCTCGCCATTGCGCGCACCAAAATGCAGGAGGCCTGCATGTGGGCCTGTCGTGCAGTAGCGCGTCCTGACGCCGATTGTTAGCCATTAAAATCACACATGAAGCCTCGCAATAGCGGGGCTTTTTAACGCAATAAAGGTAAAGACGATGGATGAAGAGTATCGTAAAGACCTGCAACTGTGGTTTGGACTGTCACATGCCGCCTTCTGCGTGATGCCCCGAGTGTTTATGGAAGCGATGTCACCAGAATGGCAAGAAAAGATGGCTCAACTGCTTTTTGAATACGACGACACAATTAAAACGAATGCCTGTGGAATTCATAGCTGTTTTGTTACTGCCAAAGACAGCAACAACCGCTTTATGAAGATGCCAGAAGATATTCTGAATTATCGTCATCCCCGGCGTGATTTTATCGAATCCTTCCTGAAGAAATAGCCATTCCAAAGCTCACCTGCTGGTGGGCTTGATAATGGTTATCCCCGCAAGCGGATAACGATGGGGTTATCCTTTTGTGGGGATAAAGGATTGCAGTATCTGGTTAGCTGTGGTGATTTAGAAAGCTAATTAATTTTGGAAAGCAGGGTGGCAACCTTTTCAATTAGCTTTTCTTCATATCCCTCTTGCGTAGGATGTTCAAACTCTACTGGAGGGGCAATTTTCCTCGCCTCTAAAAATGAATTGGCAAGGAGGCCTGGTTCTTTACCCATACTGTTTAGGGTGGTTGATAAAATTGTTATCGCAACTTTTGACGCATGCAGATCAAGAGCCAATTCATCGATAACTTCTTCAAGATTCTCAACGCGTTCATTTAAGTCGGTCATGTGGTGTCCTTGTTCTGGCTAGATGTGAGTATCCATATGCAAATTAGCATATCTGAATTCCTGACATCCTTCTTTTTGGAGTAATTATGCAGGTCACAATTGATGGTGTCCCGTATGTGCCTGCCTGCGCTTCAGCGTCACGGATAGGCATAGCCATTACCACCCACAACCGGCCAGACGTTTTAAAGCGCGCCATTGAGCAGCACATTAAATATCTTCCAATTGGGGCGCTGGTGGTTGTTATTGATGATGGTTCAGTACCTGCAGCGTTTGTTCCTGACGGCGTGCAGCTGCTTCGCCATGATGAATCACTCGGAATCGTTGCCTCGAAGAACGCCAGTTTAACCGCGCTAATTGATGCCGGGTGCGTGCATCTGTTTTTGTGGGACGACGACGCATGGCCGATTTCCGATAACTGGCACGTGCCTTACGTCGAATCACCTGAACCGCACCTGGCTTACCAGTTTCTTGATCTGGCTGGCCGCAATAAGCTGAATGACATTGCGGTGCTTTATAGCGACGATAAGCATGTGGCATACACCGGGCAGCGCGGCGTGATGCTGTATTACCACCGCAGTGCTATCGAGAAGGTGGGCGGATTCGATCCGGTTTATGGTCGTGGCATGTACGAACACAGCGACCTTGCCCTGCGCATCCATAACGCCGGACTGACTACCTGGGCTTATGCCGACATCATCGGCTCAGATAAGTTGATTCATTCTCTCGATGAGCATGAAGCGGTGGAACGTTCAGTACCTAGGCCCGACCGCCAGGCGCTGGTGGAACGTAATGTGAAGATCCACAACGAACGACGTGATACCGGCTTTACCGGTTACGTTGAATATCGGCGTCAGCGCGACGTGGTTATCACAACGCTGCTAACCAGTCAGCCTGACCCGCAGCGCGGTACGAAAATGACGGCCTCGCCTGACATGCTGGCTAAATGGGCGGCTTCGCTCCGGCAGTGTGGACGTATCGCGCTGGTGGATGAACTGCAGGCGGCCCCGGCAGACGTTGAGCTTTACCGCGTTCCTGACGTCAAAATGAATGTCTACTTCCGGCGATGGCTGCATATCTGGCAGCACCTGCGCGATCATCCTGAATACCGGTTCGTCTGGTGTACCGATGGAACTGATGTCGAAATGCTCCACGCGCCGTGGGATGAAATGGAGGCCGGAAAGCTCTACGTTGGCTCGGAGCCGAAAACTTACGCTGACGCCTGGGCCCGGCAGAATCACCCGGAAAAACCCTATCAGGACTTTCTCGATGAGCATCGCCACGGCGTCATGCTTAATGCCGGTCTTCTTGGCGGCACCCGCGCTGATGTGATGGCGTTTGCTCACGGCATCATCCGTCTTTACTACCGGATCGAGAGTTATCGGTTCTGGAAGAAAGAACAGGCTGGCGCTGCGGTGGGGGACATGCTGGCGTTCGGTATCGTGGCGAAGTCTTTCGGTGATCGGATAGTAACCGGCCCGCGCATCCACACAGTGTTTAAGTCTGAAGGTATCGGTAAGGAGTACGCCTGGTGGAAACACAAGTGAAGTTTGTGGTTATTGGACACCATTCACGACACAAGCAGGCTTTGTGTCTGGCTGAGTCTATCGGTGCTGTTCTGCTAATTGATAACAGAGACCGTGGCGCTAACTGGAATCATCGGCGCGCGCTTGAGTGGGCGGCATGCCAGCCATGTCGTGTAGTGGTTCTGGAAGATGATGCGCTCCCCGTAACTGGATTTACCGATCTGGTGGTCGACTGGCTCAACCGCTTCTCCGATTCACTGGTGAGTTTCTATCTGGGAACTGGCCGCCCGCCGCAGTACCAGATGCAGATTGCCGAACGGTTTATAGTGGCTGACAGGATACAGGCCCACCACATTACGCTACCGCGCCTGATTCATGGTGTGTGCTACAGCGTACCGCCTCAGCATATTGAGCGCGTGTTGTATCGATGGGACAGCAGTAAGCCAGCCGATTATGCCGTGGGTGATGCTTATGCCGGTTCAGTGGTCTATCCGTGTTACTCACTGGTGGATCATGCAGATGGCGAACCTGTTGAGCGTCACCATGACTCAGCGCCACGAACAGAACGCCGTCGTGCGTGGAGGTTACATGGCTAGATTGAAGACATTACAGCCCAGGCTGAAAGCCATAGACACCCGCAGGATAAAGCCGGTATTTGGGGAGCAGAGACGTGTTAGCGGCAGCGCAAGGGTAAGCCTGAAGCGGCGTATTTATGCGCGTGACGGTGGTCATTGCTGCATGTGTGGCCGTGTCGTTGACCTTCATGATAGCGAACTGGATCACCGGGTCGCGTTGCAGTTCGGTGGTGATAACGGCGAGCACAACCTCTGGACGCTCTGCATTGAATGTCACTCAGGCAAGTCATCGCGTGAAGCCTCGACGGGCCAGCCAGATGAGGGAGCTCTGAAGCATGCCATCAATGATGACGACCAGGAGCCTGGCATTGTGGTGATCTGACGACAATTGATAATAACTCTCAATATCATCCAAAATTGATTGCGTTTGAAATCATTTCACTTGTAATGATATTGATTCTCATTTGTATGGGGGGGGGAGGGCTGGGTGTTAACCTCGATCGCCCTGGACACCGCGCCCCCTCTCATTCACAGAAAAAATCCCCCTCTGGAGGGTGTAAACATGTTAACAGCGCAGAAGCGGAAGTTCGCTCTCGCGCTGATGTCCGGGATGTCTCAAAAGGATGCGGCAATCAAGGCGGGATATTCTGAAAAATCCGCGCGTTCCAAGGGGTCGCAGCTTGCTAAAGACCCGGAGGTCATCGCGTTTATAGAGCGGAAAAAACGAGAAAAAGTTGAGGTTGATGACGAACCTGAGTATCGCCGGAATGTTTATACCCCAGCGGTAAACACACCTGAAGAAAAACGGCCTCCTGCCGCATCGTCCGCTGGTGATTACGAGGACCCTCTCGACTTTCTCAAGTCGGTCATGAACAACGTTGGTTACGAAATTGAAACCCGGAAGGATGCCGCGAAGGCCATGCTGCCTTATGTGCATCAGAAGAAAGGTGAGGGCGGTAAGAAGGATGCGAAAGCTGAGGCTGCTAAAAAAGCGGCCAATAAGTTTGTCATTCAGCAGCCGCCGAAACTGGTGGTTAACAATCGCGGGAACACATAATGCCGGAGTGGACAACTGCCTGCCCTGACTGGGCTGAACGACTGAAGAAAGGCCAGTCTATTATTCCTGCTCCGATTTACCCGGAGCAGGCTGAAATAGCCCTGAACATTTTCAGGCAACTGAAGATTGTTGATGCACCCGGCTCGCCAACGTTCGGTGAATCCTGCGCGCAGTGGGTTTTCGATCTCGTTGCTGCGCTGTTTGGCTCCTATGATGCCGAAACCGGGCGCAGGCACATTACTGAAGTATTTGTGCTTATTCCCAAAAAAAACTCCAAGTCGACACTGGCCGCCGGGATCATGATGACGGCGTTGTTGCTCAACTGGCGTCAGGCTGCCGGGTACACCATCATCGCCCCGACAGTAGAGGTAGCGACAAACGCCTTTAACCCGGCACGTGACATGGTGAAGCGGGATGATGATCTGGATGACCTCTGTCAGGTACAGACGCACATCAGGACCATTACCCACAGAGGAACGGATACCACACTAAAGGTGGTAGCCGCTGACCCGAACACTGTTTCAGGGATCAAGTCTGTCGGAACGCTCATTGACGAGTTGTGGCTTTTCGGTAAGCAGCACAATTCTGAAGACATGCTGCGTGAGGCGGTAGGTGGCATGGCATCACGGCCGGAAGGATTTGTGATGTACACCACAACACAGTCCAACGAACCACCGGCGGGTGTATTTAAGAAGAAATTGCAGTACGCCCGCGACGTGCGAGACGAAAAAATTCACGATCCGCATTTTCTTCCCGTGATATTTGAACATCCGCCGGAAATGGTCGCCAGCGGTGAGCATCTTCTTCTGGAAAACCTCGCGATGGTCAATCCCAACCTGGGTTACTCCGTCGACGAGCAGTTCCTTTACCGTGAATACCACAAGGCGAAAGATGCCGGAGAAGAAGACTTCCGTGGCTTTATGTCCAAACATGCCAACGTTGAAATTGGTCTCGCCCTGCGCGCCGACCGATGGGCCGGGGCAGATTTCTGGGAGCAACAGGCAAGGCGCGTCACTTTTGATGAAATTCTTCGCCGCTCCGAGGTGATTACCGTTGGCATTGATGGTGGTGGTCTTGATGACCTTCTCGGCCTGGCTGTTATCGGACGCGATCGGAAAACACGTGAGTGGCTGTGCTGGTGCCATGCATGGGCGCATACCATCGCACTGGAGAGGCGCAAGAGCGAAATCTCAAAATTAAAAGATTTTGAGAAAGCCGGTGACCTGACGATCGTTAAGAGGGTTGGCGAGGATGTTGATCAGGTTGCAGAGTATGTCAGCCGGATTTATGAAGCCGAACTGCTGGATAAAATCGGTATCGACCCCTCTGAGGTCGGACAAATTCTTGATGCGCTCAGCGAGGCAGGCATTCCGGAGGAAGCCGTGACGGGTGTCAGCCAGGGATGGAGGCTTGGCGGTGCCATAAAAACCACTGAACGTAAACTGGCAGAAGGTGTTTTGCTTCATGGTGGTCAGCCTCTGATGGCCTGGTGTGTGAGCAATGCAAGGGTTGAGCCGAAAGGCAATGCCATACTCATCACCAAGCAGGCCAGCGGTAAGGGGAAAATTGATCCCCTGATGGCCGTATTCAACGCCGTTACGCTAATGGCGCTTAACCCCGAACCGGTCAGAAAAGACTACCAGGTATTTTTCGTCTAACACACACGTCAGTTAATGACCCGCGCATGCGGGTTTTTTCATTTCTGGAGGACAGCAAATGACGCTTAAACGCGCCTGCACTCTCATGACGGTGAAGTCGGTAAATGAGGATGAACGGATTATCACCGGCATCGCCTCAACGCCGTCTCCGGATCGTGACGGTGACATTATGGAGCCGGAGGGGGCGAAATTCCGCAGCGATACGCCGTTCCTCTGGCAACACGACCGCTCACAGCCTATTGGCACCTGTACACCAAAAATGGTGAAAGAGGGGTTGCAGATCACTGCAAAGCTCGTGAAACCAACGTCCGATATGCCATCCCAGCTGATTGCACGCCTTGATGAAGCGTGGGCTTCAATAAAGGCGGGGCTGGTGCGCGGCCTGTCCATTGGATTCCGGCCAATAGAATATTCCTTCCTGGATGAAGGCGGTATTCGCTTTTTATCCTGGGACCTGCTTGAGGTCTCGGCGGTGACTATTCCGGCCAATGCCGAATGCTCCATCCAGACCGTTAAATCTTTCGATCGCCAGTTTCTCGCCGCGTCAGGTAATGAGAAACCGGTAGTGAAAACCTCTAAAACCGCTGGCGCTACAGCACCCAAAACACAAAAAGGAAACAATTCGATGAATATCGCAGAACAGATCAAGAGCTTTGAAGCGAAGCGTGCAGCGCTGGCCGCATCACTTGATGAAGTGATGTCCAAAGCGGCTGAGGAGGGGCGTACCCTGGATGCTGAGGAAGAAGAGAGCTACGACAACACGTCCGCAGAAATTAAATCAGTCGATGCACACCTGAAACGTCTGCGCGACATGGAAAGCAATATGGCGGCGAACGCTAAACCGGTATCAAAAGCCGCTAACGGCGAAGTCACTACTGTCCCGTCCGCCACGCCAGGCATCATCCGTGTCGAGCAGAAACTGGATAAAGGTATTGCCTTTGCCCGCTTTGCGAAAGCGCTGGCCGCCGCTAACGGTAGTCGTTCTGAAGCGCTGGAAATAGCCCGCAAACAATATCCTGACGACGCCAAGCTCCACCATGTGCTGAAAGCCGCTGTTGGTGCTGGCACCACGACCGATCCTCAGTGGGCTGGTGCGCTGGTGGAGTATCAGGAATATGCAAATGATTTTGTTGAATTCCTCCGCCCGCAGACCATTATCGGCCGTTTCGGTCAGGGTGGTATTCCTGCCCTCCGCCAGGTGCCGTTCAACATCCGTATTCCGGCACAGACTTCCGGCGGTTCGGCAAACTGGGTTGGACAGGGCAAGGCCAAACCACTGACCAGATTCGACTTTGAGTCGATCACGTTCAGCTTTGCTAAGGTCGCCGCTATCGCGGTGCTGACCGATGAGCTGATCCGCTTCTCCAATCCGGCTGCCGATGCGCTGGTGCGTAACGCCCTGGCAGAAGCTGTCATCGCCCGTCTGGATACTGACTTTATCAACCCGGCTAAAGCCGAAGTTGCTAACGTCTCTCCGGCCTCGGTTACCAACGGTATCGTGGCTGTACCATCCACCGGCGACCCGGATGCAGATGCTGAAGCTGCCTTCGCTCAGTTTGTCGAGAATAACCTGCAGCCGACTGGCGGCGTATGGATCATGTCCAGCACTAACGCGCTGGCGCTGTCCATGAAGAAAAACGCCCTGGGACAGAAAATGTACCCGGAAATGACCCTGCTTGGCGGCACCTTCCAGGGCCTTCCGGCTATCGTTTCCCAGTACGCGGGCACCAACCTGACGCTGCTTAACGCGCCGGATATCTATCTGGCTGATGATGGCGGCGTGGCGGTGGATATGTCGCGTGAAGCCTCTCTGGAAATGGAAAGCGATCCGACTGGCGACAGCGTCACTCCGACAGGAACTGAGCTGGTTTCCATGTTCCAGACCAACAGTGTGGCTATCCGTGCTGAGCGCTGGATCAACTGGAAGCGTCGCCGCACGGCAGCGGTGGCAGTGATTTCTGGTGTGAATTACAGCTCGAACCAGGGCAGCTAAACGTCAGAAGGAGGGCGGGGGAAACCCCGCCGTATTGCATGGCAAAAATCAGATATCTGCAACGCACCCATGATTCGGTTCCGGAAGATGTAAAAACGGTGGACGATCGGTGCGCAAGGGTGCTGGTGCTGCTCGGCAAGGCTGAATACTTCACCAGCGCGCGACCTGGTGGCAAAAAGAACAAGCGAAAAGCGGAGAATGGCTAATGTGGAATCCTTTCCGGAGAAAAAAGGGAAAAGAAAAAGCCCTGCAGCAGCCTGTTAGCCGTGGCGGCTGGACGCCGATGATCAGTTATGTCCATGAACCCTACGCCGGAGCGTGGCAGCAGAACATGGAAATCAGGCCCAAAACGGTTCTCTCCTATTATGCTGTGTTTTCCTGCATATCTCTGATCGCAAGTGATATCGCTAAAATGCCTCCGCGCCTGATGAAACAGGATTCTAATGGCGTTCGGAAGGAAATTAAAACCGGGAAGATAGCCGCGCTGTATACCAGGCCAAATGCCTTTCAGAACCGTATCCAGTTTTTTGAACACTGGCTGAATTCCAAGCTGTGCGCGGGTAATGCCGTTGCGCTTAAAATCCGCAACAGTCGAGGTGAAATAACCGAACTCAGGCTGCTGGACTGGGACAAGGTTACGCCGCTGGTGGCTGATGATGGCTCTGTCTTCTATCAGATTAACCCTGACAATATGGCTGGACTTGAATCACCTGTGACAGTGCCTGCGCGGGAGGTTATCCATGATCGGTTCAACTGCCTGTTCCATCCTCTTATTGGTCTTTCCCCTATTTATGCTGCTGGCCTGGCTGCAATGCAGGGTCACCATATTCAGGAAAGCTCTGCATACTTTTTCCGCAATGGTGGGAAACCCAGCGGGGTTATAGAGGTTCCGGGCTCGATTACGGAAGAGAATGCCCTGAAGATAAAAGCAAACTGGGACACCGGGTATACCGGGGAAAATGCGGGCAAAACCGCCATTCTGAGTAATGGAGCGAAATATGTTCCCAGGACTGTATCAGCCGCTGATGCGCAGACTGTAGAACAGCTTCGTATGACAGCGCAGATTGTCTGCTCCGTGTTTCATGTGCCGGCTTATAAGGTTGGCATTGGCGAACTACCCACCCATGACAATATCGAGGCTCAGGATCAGCAGTATTACTCGCAGTGCCTTCAGTCGCTCATTGAGTCCATTGAGTTGCTGCTGGATGAAGCGTTCGAACTTGAGGGTGATACGGGAACGGAGTTTGATGTTAATGCGCTGCTGCGTATGGACAGCGAACGCCGTATCAAATCACTCGGTGAGGGGGTGAAAAATACCATTCTGACGCCAAACGAGGCACGCCGGAGTGAGAACCTTCCTCCCTTACCTGGTGGCGATGCGCTGTATCTTCAGCAGCAGAACTTCAGCCTTGAAGCGCTGGCGCGGCGTGACGCTTCTGATGACCCCTTTGCCAAATCTGGTGCCGGAAGCCGTAGAACATCTGACGAAGCGGGCGGGAAGTCTATGTCTGACTCTGAACTGACAGCGGCAAAAGCGATGCTGAGAGGATTGTTAACCAAATGAATGAACGTGAACTTTCCCTTATCAGGGTTCTTGGAGAGGAATTTTCCCTTGCGCTTGGCGAGCTTCGTGAGTCTTTCAGTAAAAGCCTCAGTGACTATCAGCAGACAACGGAAGAGCAACTGACCCGGCTATCTCTGGAGATTGCGGCCCTGAAGAATACCCCGGCACCTGACTTTACCACGCTGCTGGCCGATGCGGTGGCATCCCTCCCGGTTCCTGAAATTCCTGAATTGCCGGATATTGGCGCTATGGTCAGCGAAGCGGTGGCCGCCATATCTGCGCCGGATGACGGCAAAAGTGTGACGGTGGATGAGATTATCCCTTTACTGGAGGGGCTGGTCAGCAAAGCCGTTGGTGAAATACCCGTGCCGAAAGACGGCAAAAGTGTGACGGTGGAGGACGTCAGGCCAATGATTCAGGAAATTATCACCGCATCCATGCCGGAACTGCCTGATGTAAAATCTCTGGTTAGCGAAGCGGTTGCGGAACTTCCGGACGCTGAGCCTGGTAAGGATGGAGAAGATGGACGGGACGCGCTGGCGCTTGAAATACACCCTTTAATTGATGAAGGAAAAAGCTACCCGCGCGGCAGCTATGCAACGCATAACGGCGGCCTGTGGCGTGCTTACGAGAAAACCCATGGTATGCGCGGATGGGAGTGTCTTGTTGATGGTGTGGCTGGCGTTGATATCGAGCATTCTGAGCAGCGTAGCTTCACTCTTACGGTTAACCGAACCAGCGGTATCAGCGAAACCAAAACGTTTGACGTACCTGTGATGATTTATCAGGGGGTATTCAAATCCGGTCAGGAATATCAGCCTGGCGACACGGTGACGTGGGGCGGTTCGATCTGGCACTGTGATGAAAAGACCATGGATAAACCGGGTGAAACAGGTTCAAAAGGCTGGACGCTTGCCGCCAAGCGTGGCCGTGACGGGAGGGATAAAACGTGATTGAGCTTGTTACTCTTGAACAGGCAAAGGAGCATCTGCGAATAGATGATGATGCTTCTGATGAAGACCTCACCCTAAAGATCCAGTCTGGTAGCGCAGCTCTTCTCTCATATATCCAGGGCAGTCGCGACAAGGTTGTGGATAACACAGGGAAACTCATCGAAGGAGAGCCACTGAAACGTATGCAAACGGCGCTGCTTGTTCTGCTTGGGTATCTCGACCGAAACCGAAACGGAGAAGAGGAAGAAAAACTCAAACAGGGTGAATTTCCATTTTCAGTGACGATGCTGATTTACGATCTCCGTCTACCGACAATTATTTAAAGGTGGGGCTGATGGCCTGTTCAGGGTGCGCGGAACGGCGCGAGTGGATTAAAAAGTGGGCTAAAAAAGCGTATGAACGAGCAACAGGTAGAAGAACTGATAGCGGCGATGCGGGAACAAACCGTGGCACAGAAAGAGCAGACGGAAGCGATAAACCGTCTGGCTGAATCCAATATGATGCTCTGTGATGTCATTATCCAGTCGCTGGCTGAAGAAGATGGGGTGGAAATTACTTCGCTAAACGAATTGAAGCCTCAATATCTCAGCCAAAAAGTGAGGGCATAATATTATGCAGGCCGGAAAATTACGTCACCGGGTGACAATTCAGGAGCCGGTAACGGTTCAGAACCCCGATACGGGAGCGGTAAATAAAACCTGGCGTGATGTCGCAATTGTCTGGGCTGAGGTTTCCCCGTTGTCCGCCCGTGAATTTATCGCGGCGCAAGCATCGCAGGGAGAAATCACTACCCGTATAACGATTCGCTTCCGTGCCGGGGTTACCCGCAAACATCGCATCCTTTTTCGCGGGGGAATATATAACATTGAAGGTGTGCTCCCTGACCCGAAAAGCGGGCGTGAATATCTTACGCTCCCCTGCTCAGAAGGGGTAAACGATGGCTGATGGTATAGAGGTAAACCTTAACGGGCTGGATTCTTTGCTGGGTAAAATGTCAGCAATTACTGACGTAACAAAAAGCAAAGCAGGGCGTTTTGCGCTCAGAAAGGCGGCGGAAGTTATCCGTGACAGGGCGAGGGGGAATGCTCAAAGAGTGGATGATCCACTTACCAGGGAAGCCATCTATAAAAATATTGTAGCGAGATTTGATAGCAGGAAATACAGGCAAACTGGTGATATAGCTTTCCGTGTTGGTGTGCTTGGCGGTGCAAGGGCAACCAGGAGTGCAAGCGAGCAAAGGAAAGCTGATCGCCGTAGAGCAAGGCTGGGGCAAACATCTTTATCGGAAATGGGGGAGATTGCTGGTTCTGGTAAGGGGAACCCAGGCGGAGCCACCTGGTACTGGCGCTTTCTGGAGTTTGGAACAGAACATGTTGCAGCTAAACCAATTCTCAGGCCTGCCATGAATGGCGTTGATATGCAGGTTATTAACGTTTTTTCTACCGAATTTGAAAAGGCCATCGACAGGGCTATCAGTCGCGCTCAGAAACAAGGGACAAAAGCATGATAGCTCCCATTTTTAGAGTTTGCGCAGCCAGTCAGTCTGTACGTGACCTGCTTGGCGAGTCTCCCGTGAGGCTGTATCCGTTCGGCAAACATTTTGATGAGGTCGTCTATCCCTATGCCGTCTGGCAGAATATTGATGGAGACCCGCAAAATTACCTGAAACAGCGTCCTGATGTTGATCGCTTTTCTGTTCAGGTTGACGTTTACGCTGACACAGATACGGATATTATCGCGGTTGCACGCGCGCTTCGGGATGCGATCGAAGGCAGCGCAATAATTACCCGCTGGGGCGTGCAGGAGCTTGAGACCAGCACAATGAAATACCGATATTCCTTCGACGTCGACTGGCTCGTCAAACGATAAAACCATTCTTTCACATCACACCGGCATCCGCCGGTTTTTTTATACCCGGAGATAACTATGTCAGTAGTGACTCAAGGCACACAGTTGTTTGTGCTCGCGAATGGTGTCGTGAGCGAAATTGAATGCATCACTGCATTCTCACCTGGCGGTAGCCCGGCAGATCAGATAGATGATACCTGCCTGAGCGAGCGCAACACCCGAAAATATAAAAAGGGCTTGCGTACGCCAGGACAAGCAACGGCCACACTTAACGCAGATCCTGCAAATGCCAGCCACCTGATGCTCAGCAATATGGCTGAGTCAAACGACCAGAGTGACGTTACGTTTGCTATCGGTTGGTCAGATGGTGAATCCGTCCCGACGACCGGAAGTGGACCTGACGCTGTTGATGGACTGATCCTTCCACCCGATCGCACCTGGTACGTATTCAAAGGGTATGTTTCAGACTTCCCGTTCGACTTCCAGGGAAACACGGTTGTGCAGACATCAGCAACAATCCAGCGTTCCGGCCAGGGTGCATGGATTCCGAAAGAGCAGCCAGGCAGCTAATGATGAGCGGGGATTACTCCCCGCGTTTCAACCAGCAATATCGGGAAAGATAAATGAAACTGACACTCGACACCCTGAAAGATACGGGAGCCTTTACCGGACGCCCCGTGGAAAAGGAAATTACTTGGACATCGAAAGATGGAAAAGAACACACAGCGACGACTTATATCCGTCCGATGGGATATCACACGGCTACCTCCGATGTGCTGGCTAGCATGGGGAAAGTTGATGGTGTCGCGGGACGTATCGCAGCATCAATTTGCGATGAAAATGGTCATCAGGTGTTCACGGTCGCTGATGTTACTGGTGAGGCTGATCCGGAACGTGGTGCCCTCGATGGTAATCTTACAGTTAAACTCCTTATCGCTATCCAGGAAGTAAACGATCTGGGAAAGACGGACTCAGCGCAGAAGACGAAATCTGGTGCGAACTAGTTCTTAACGGGATCGGTGGTCGCACCATCGCTGAGGCTAAAGAACGCCTCAGCTTTCGCGAGTTCCAGCAATGGTTACAGTACCGACAGAAATACGGCAATCTGAATCCAATGATGAGAACGGAGTGGGGCGCGGCGCTGGTTTCTTCTGTGCTGGCAAATGTTAACCGCAGTAAAAACACCCCGGCATTCAGTATTGCTGATTTCGCGCCACATATCGATGCAGTAGAGCGTGAAGCCGTGAACGAGCCGATAAGTCTGCAGGAAGCGATGCGCACCTGGGGATAGCGTTTATTTTGTTATATCTCAGAACCCTGCTACTCTTTCGCCGAAAAGGCACAGAGGGGTTATGTGATGAAAAATGCAGGTTGGGTATTATCATTAATAGGTGTTTTGATCGCGGTTTATGCATTCTTTTTTATGGATGTGAGTGTAGCGCTTCCTGATGGTACTAGAGTTAACAACATCGGGCTGTTATCGTTTCAACAAAATTTGATTATAGTATCCGCTGTTTTATTTATTGGCGGTGTCATTGCTGGTGCAATAACTGGAAGAAAGCAATTGCCAGATGTTAAATACAAAGAACCTAATGAGTTTTCACCCGAGTCATTCTTGCTTTCAAATGACGGAGAAAACTTTTTAAATAAAGTGGTGATTGATGAATTTTCTATTGTCCTTTTGAAGAAGCATGGCCGTAGTAGTATCTCTGATATTATGCTAATGAATGGTCCTTATATAGATAAGGTAGTGAACTCTCTTCCAGATGATTTAAAAAAAGAATTTCGAAGAGAACTCACCAAAAGGTTAAAAAGTAATAGTTAATAATAACCCGCTAAGGCGGGTTTTATTTTGTCTGGAGTTCATATGGCTGGTAAATCTCTCGGCACGCTAACCATTGATTTGATCGCAAAAACTGGTGGTTTTGTCTCAGGTCTTAGCCAGGCTGAAAGGGCTTCAGCAAAGTGGAGCAAACAAGTTCAGGAGGATGCCGCAAAGTCCGGTGCTGCGCTCGCAGGAATTGGGGCGGCAGCAGTAACTGCGGGTCTTGCAGTTGGGACGGCAGGGTTTCAGTTACTGAAAAGCACTTCCAAGCAAATTACTGAAACTGACCGTTGGGCAAAGTCATTAAGGATTTCTACCCAGGAGCTGTTAGCGTGGCAGTTTGCTGCCGAAAAGGCTGGTGTATCCGGCGATCAGATGGCTGATATTTTTAAGGATATCGGCGATAAGATTGGTGACGCTGTCCTGAATAAATCGGGTGAAGCAGTTGATGCCCTTAATGCTCTTGGGTTGTCCGCCGAGAAGTTATCCAAAGCCAGCCCTGATAAGCAACTTCTGGCGATTGGTGAATCTCTTGGTAAGATCGGCACTAATGCCGAAAAGACAACCATACTGGAAAGCCTGGGCAATGACCTGTCAAAACTGCTTCCACTTTTCGATAACAATAATGAAAAACTGAAGCAGTTTATTGATCTGGCAAAAGACTACGGGGTAGCGCCAGACCCTTCTTCGATTGATGACCTGGTCAAAGTTAACCAGTTATTTGAAGACATGGAAGCGCAGGTAGCTGGTCTTAAAATGGAGATCGCAGCGGGCCTGGCAAAAGTTGACCTCACTCCACTTCAAAATTCACTCGATAAGCTCCACGATGTGTTAACTGATCCTGTTGTCCTGCAGGGTATATCTGATCTGGTTTCTGAAGTTGCACAGTTGGCTGGATGGCTTGTTAAAGCCGCGGCTGGTGCTGGTCAACTCGCAGCAAGCACAGGCAACAGATTCGCCGCTCTGAGCGGTAAAATTGACCTGACAAATTTGGATCAGGTTAATGAGCGCATTGCCTATTTGCAGAAAAATCTTGAGGGAAGGAAAAGTATTTACTCTCAGGATAAGTCAATGTTTGCCTGGATTACGGGCGGGGATGACGGTGTAAAGGCTCTGAATGATGAGCTAAATACACTGATTCAAACCAGAGATAAATTGGCTAAACCTGTTGTTGGCGCTCTTCCTCTTGGGACCGCTACAGTAGGAATAGAAAAACCATTTGCTCTTCCACCTGGTGGAACTAACGGTAAAGTTACACCAGATGCAAATGCTAAAAAACTTGAGTCAGCATTCAAAGCAGTGGAGACAAGCTATCTTCGACAGATATCCCTCATCGATACCACCGGAAAGAAAAGCGCTGAAGTAACCGAACAACAAAAGCTACAGTTCGATATAGCAGACGGAAAGCTAACTGGACTCAATGAAACACAGCAACAGCGGCTGGAACAGTTAGCGACAGAAGTTGATCGCCTTAATGCTGTTAAAAAGGCCAATGAGGAAAACTTAAAAGTCGCGGAATTTGTCGCAACACTACAGGCTCAAAACGCTAACGCAGCTGCTTCTATGAATGCAGAAATAGCAGGGGCTGGGTTGGGTGATAAAGAGCGCGAACGCCTGCGTGAGCGCCTCGACATTGAGCGTGAATTCATTGACCAACAAAGTGACCTTCAAAAGCGTCGGCAGAGTAATGAAATCAGCCAGAATGTTTACGATCGGGAAACTGCTGCGCTTAACGATGCTTTGCAACAGCGGCTTGGTTTGCTGGAGGACCACTACAAAAAACGGGATGAGCTTGAAGGTGACTGGATTTCTGGTGCAAAAAATGGGCTGGCAAACTGGGTTGATACTTCCAGTGATTATTACAGCCAGGTGTCTGACCTTGTGGGAAATACTTTGGACGGGCTGGTTGATAACATGGCTGATGCGCTTAATGGAAATAAAGCTGACTGGGCTGACTGGGCAAACAGCGTCCTTAGCGAGCTGCAAAAAGTTCTGCTTAGAGCCATTTTAGTTAACAGCATCAAATCAGCCTCGGACAGCGGTTTTCTGGGGTCCCTGGGGAGCATATTTTCATCAGGTACAAGCGCGGTCTCTGGTGGCAGCACGCCATCTGGTGCGTATACAGGGGCAGCCAGTCAACTTAAGTTCGCCAAGGGTGGCGTGATGAATTCTCCGGATTTAAGCCGCTTCAGTAATGGCATTGTTAACAGTCCCACCATGTTCGCCTTCGCTAAAGGGGCTGGGCTGATGGGTGAAGCTGGACCGGAAGCGATCATGCCATTAACCCGAACTGCAGATGGCTCTCTTGGCGTGAGGATGGTAGATGATGCTGTTTCTTCCGTTAGTGTTGGCGGTAACAATATTCAGCAGACCATTCAGCAGCACTTCACCATTTCCGGTAATGGCGACGCCGCGCTCAAACAGGCAATGCAGGAGGCCGCCGCCAAGGGAACCAGAGATGGTGCGAAGCTGGCCAGACAGGAGATGCTGAGTGATTTCCAGACCAACGGGCAGGGCAGGCGACTGCTTGGCGTTTAATAAGGAGTGAATAAGTATGGCTGCGCTTGAATGGCCTGCTGATATATGCCCGGCGTCACTGACGTGGCGACCTGAGAGTAACACCAAAACCTTTCGTTCCCCCTTTAACGGTGCTTCTCAGACCGTTCGCTTCCCCGGCACCCGCTGGATCTGCTCCCTGACCTTTAACAACCTCACCGATGATAAATCCCGGCGTATCGATGCGCTGGTGGCCGATCTTGATGGCGAGTATGGCAGGGTGAAGATTCGGGACTGGGGAAGAGAGGGGAGAACTCCGGCCGGAAATCCGGTGGTTGCTGATGCGGACCAGACAGGCACGCAGCTCAGCAGCAAGGGCTGGACCGCTGGCAGGGTGGTTCTGCGCACCGGGGATTATATCACCGTGAACGACGAGCTGAAGATAGTGACCGCTGACGTGACAAGCTCATCAACCGGAACGGCAATCATCCCGATAGCGCCGATGTTGCGCGCTTCACCGCCCGTCAACGGCAAAATTGAGGTGGCTAACCCCTACGGCATTTTTAAGCTGAAGGACAACCAGCAGGGCGCGAGTAACCGCGTTCCTGGCGTCTTTACCAGCTATACCCTGGAGTTTGAGGAGGCGTTTTAATGCTGTATTCCCCTTTTTCAGATTCGATGATCACCTGGCTCTCCCGTGACAGGGTTACAGCGGTGCTGGCGGCCAATATCCAGTTTGAGTCCGGTACGGCTTACGTTCATTCCGGAACCGGCACGCTGGTACTGGGCGGCTATGTCTATTACGGCATGGGAACACTGGGGGCTATTGATGACGTGAGCGAAACCAATACGACAAGCCCGACCCAACTGAAGATGACTCTCTCCGGCCTGGACATGTCCCTGTTCGCTAAAACACTTAACGAGCGCTGTGTGGGAAAACCGGCTGAACTGTATCTGGTGGCGATGGATGATAACGGCGTGGTGCAGGTGGCCGACCTTATTTTTAAGGGGCGTGTATCCGGCACCGGCGCGACTGCAGGTGAAACGAATGCCCTGCAGTATACCGTCAGTAATATTTTTGAAGACTGGCAGCGACCTTTCCCGGACCGTTATACCGACGAGTCTCATCAGGCCTCCCAGCCAGGCGACCGCATATTCCGCTACGTCGCACAGATGGCAGAACGTTCAATTTACTGGGGCAGCAAAAAAGATGCGCCAGGGTTTACTTATTCGTGAGGAAGCATGAAGCATCCAGACTGGCATAACAGATTAATCGCCGTGATAAGGGCCGCTGAAAAGCGGCCTTTTTTATGGGGAGAACATGACTGCTGCCTGTTTGCAGCTGACTGCGCTGAAGCGATGACCGGGGATAATTTTGTTGACGGCTGGCGCGGGACGTATGACAGCGAAACAGGGGCGAAAAAGGCACTGCTGCGCGGTGGCGGTTCGCTTGAAAAGGTTCTGGCTAAATATCTTGATGAAGTACCTGTGAAGATGGCCCAGCGCGGTGATATTGCCGTTGTGGAAAACGCGGGCACCCGATGTGCCGGTGTTATTTATGGCGGGGCTGTGTGGGTGCCGGGAGAAACAGGGCTTGTCTGCCTGCGGATTAAGCCCCTGAGCGCATGGAGGGTTCGCTGATGCCTGCTGCAATTCCTATTGTTGCCACTGTGGCTGCAGGCGCGGCGGCAATTGGTGGTTACACCACTATTGCGTTAGCTATCACCATCGCGGCCCAGGTTTCAACTCAACTGCTCACAAAGAAACCTTCTCTCGGTTCTTATCGTGATACTTCCGAAAGGAAGCAGGTTCTGCGCGCGGCGGCCAGTCCGAAAACAGTGGTATATGGCAGGACGGTATCAGCCGGAACACTGTTTTTCTCTGAAGAACAGCCAGGTAACCAGACCGACGGCGAATGGCTGCACCTTGCCATTACCCTGGCCGGACACCCGCTTTCAGGCGTGGGCACCATCTATCTCGGTGACGACGACATAGGTTCGTATCCCGATAACGCCACCTGGGAAGTGCATATCGACCGCCAGACTGCAGACCCATTTATGTTGGAGAACTGCCCGTCATGGAAAGAAGACATGATTGGCAAAGGGATTTCATGGCTGCGCGTGTCGCTGAAGTACAGCGCTGAAAAATTCCCGTCTGGTATACCCAATGTGAAGGTCGAAAAAACGGGAAGGAAGGTATACGACCCTCGCACAGGAATAACGGATTACAGCAATAACCTGGCGCTGTGCGTGCTCGATTATTACCGAAATTATCTGAAAGTTCCTGATGCAGATATTAACTGGGATCAGTTTCAGGAGGCTGCAAATATCTGTGACGAGCTGGTGACAAACGGAGATGGCACCTCAGAAAAACGTTACACCATCAACGGCGAATTTGATCTCAGCGAAAACAAGGCGTCTGTACTTGAAGCAATGCTGGCAGCTGGCGCAGCCGAGCCGACATACATTGCCGGGAAGCACGGTATTCTGGTTGGCGCGTATTATGGTCCGGCGACAGAAGTGATCACCGAAAGCCAGCTGGCCGGCGATATCGAAATCATGCCGGAGGTGTCGCAGTCTGAGCGCGTCAATACCATTAACGGCACGTTTATTGACCCTAAGCAGACCTACGCTGAGGCTGATTTCCCTGCGGTTTCTGTCAGTGAATGGGTTGCTGAAGATGGCGTTGAGATTTCACAGGACCTGAAACTACGCTTCGTTACCAGTGAGTTTCAGGCACAGCGTCTGGCGGATATTAAGCTGAAGCGCACCCGCATTTCGCGCACGATGAACCTCACGCTGAACCTGAGCGGCTACCGCTACCGTCCAGGTATGTACGTGAAGGTTAACTTTCCGTCGCTTGGTATCGTTAATGTCGAAATGCGCATCACCGACTGGAAATTTGGTGTTCAGAACGGCGTACAGCTCACACTTAAGCAGGAGACTGCTGACGTATGGGGTGATGCGATTGGTAAACCCATTGAGAGGCCTGACTTTACACAGTTGCCACCGGGAGGCGTGGCGCAGCCGCAGAACCTGAAATACACCGTAGAAGAAATCGGGCAGGTTGTGCAGGGTGTACTGTCCTGGCAGAACATCGGCCAGTTCGTTTATAACCAGGTGGTGATCCGCAGGGACGGGCAGTCTGTTCTTACTGTTCAGGTTCCCGGCTCATTCACACGTATAACTGGTTTGCTGCAGGACACTTATACCGCCCATGTTAACGCCGTCAATCAGATGGGAGCCATATCTCCTGAAGCATTTCTTGAGTTCAGTATACAGGCTCCTCCACAGCCTTCCGGCGTCACGGTGGAGCAGGGCTATTTTTCTGTCATGCTGATCCCCCGACTGGCGGCTGTTACCAATGTCTCCACCCAGTTTGATTTCTGGACGTCAGGTGAGCAGCCCCTTGCAAATACAGACACGGCGACAGTGGAGACGGGTGCCACGCGGGCCGGTATTGGCACAACATGGACAAGCCACAATCTTAAAAACGGGCATACCTACTACTGGTATATCAGAACGATTAATGCGTTCGGGACATCTGCATTTGTGGAAGTGGCTGCACTCTGTCTGACAGATACCGGAGAATTGATCGACATCATAGATGATGCTGTCCGTGATTCGGATGCCTTTAAAAATGTTTCTGAAGGCGTCGACACCAGCCTTGAAGCCACTATGCAGAATGCGCTGGCTAACCACGGTACTGTTGAACATCAGTACCAGCAATACGGGGAGGTGAGAGCAGATATTCTTGTCGTGAGGACAACAATTGCAGAGGTCGATAAAGGACTGGCCGACCTTTCAACGTATGTACAGGCATCCATTGGTGACATTAATGACGATATGAATTCTCTGGTTTCAGCTGTTAACCAGAAGATGACAGCAGAGGTCAACAGCGATGGAACTGCGAAAGCATCCTATACGCTGAACATGGGGATAGTGCGTAACGGTGTGAAATATAACACCGGTTTCGGCATGTCCATCGAACCTTCCGGCAGCACCTATAAATCGACGGTTGTTTTTGCCGCCGATCAGTTCGGTATCTACTCAGGAAGCGATCCGGGAAATTATCAGGCCGCCTTCTTTGTTTATAACGGGCAGGTCTTTATCCGGGACGCGATGATCCAGGACGGCAGCATTACTAATGCGAAGATAGGTAATTACATCCGATCATCAAACTATGTGTCTGGCCCAGGTGGTACCGGGTGGAACATTGATAAAGGTGGGAACTGTGAACTGCATGGCGCGCTTTATGCGACCAGCGGCAACTTTGCTTTCTCGGGCAATGGTAATGGCGTCACCATCGATGGAAAGGGAGTAAAAGTAGACCTTGGCGGTGGCGATCTAATGATTCTTGGGGAGTGGCCATAATGCCAAGAGGATTGCGAATACCTTATAACGATGGCGGACCGGCAATGGAAATTACTGCCGGCCTCCGTTGCCCTTCATTTTGCCAGAATGTTGGCGACGCCGGATCGGGCAACCAGTTCACAATTAACCAGCGAGTAGATGGAAGTCAGATCGTCCTTATTCCGCGCAATACTGTTGACAGTTTTTGGGTGGGAACCAACCTTATTCCAACTATTGTCATGCTGGATAGTTTTACCGTAACCGGTAATACCATCACCATGAATAACTGGCGGAGTGATGGACTGGGAAGCTCTCGAACGTTTGCGTCATCAATCTGGCAAATTCTTCCAGCCTCGTCAGGGAGGGGGCTACTGATCAAGGACAGTACTGATTTCCTCTCGATCACTGATGCCACGATGTCAGGATACTGCGTCTGGCGCGGCACGGTTACTTTCACAGGGAGCTGGGCTACACCGACGACTAATATCTCTCGCGATCGCTATATGGTGTTCGCCAAATGGAGCGCTGAAAATGTCACTATTGAGTTTGATGGTTCGAACATCATAGCGACAACAGATCATGCTGGTCTTGATCAGAATGCGACCGTAACCATGCAAATCGCCATTTTTGCCAGCGGTGTAAGCCCTTCACCTGGACGGGGACTGAATATCATAAAGGGTGGCGTCTGTGTATTTTCAACCACTCGCAGGCCATTTGTGTACCGGAATCAGATCTATTCACCGTCATGGTCAAATACCGATATTGGTGATGGAATGATTTTGCTTGGCCGCTATGGCTATAACAGTGAAGTCTACTCCGGCTGGGACTATCTGAAATGGGCTGGACTGATACGTAACGGTAATCTGGTGCGAGTAGGAAGAGGCCGCAATGTTTCCTCGTGGACATCTCAATACAGTGTGGTAGGACGGCGGCTGACAAAATTAACCATCCCTGTCATTGATGCAATTTACTGACAACCCGCTCCGGCGGGTTTTTTATTATCTGAATTCAGGAGTCCTTTATGTCGGCAGGTACTATCACCCTGACAAACGGGTCCGCTGTTGTTGGCGGTTCCGGAACATCATTCACAACCGAACTTGCTGCAGGTGATTTCATTGTCTCGACTGTGGGAGGTGTACCGTACACATTGCCAGTGAAATCAGTCGAGAGTAATACCCAACTGACGCTGGTCAGTAACTTTACCGGGCCGACACAATCCGGCGCGGCCTGGTCAGCGGTTCCCCGTGTGGCAATGAACCTAGTCACTGCGGCGCTGGTGGCCCAGAGTACAGAAGCCCTGCGTGGTCTCAATTATGACAAACAGAACTGGCAGCGCATTTTCAGCGGGACGGGTACCGTAACAGTAACCCTGCCTGACGGCAGCAGTTTTACCGGCCCAGCTTGGAATGGCATCACAACATCGCTTGCCGGAAAACTGGATAAATCACAGAATCTGAATGATGTTGCAGACAAAGCTGTCGCTCGCACAAACCTCGGTTTAGGAAGTGCTGCCACCCGGAACGCTTACAGCTCTTCCGGCGATCTCATTTCTGTTGGTGATTTTGGCATTGGTACAGAGTCACCACCAAACCCTACAAACAGTGATGCTAATAATGCCGTGGCTACCGGAGTTTACTACGCAAATGGCGGCTCAGCTGTAAACTACTTCAGTGGTTACACTGCTCTGTTAACGCTGTCCCGGTTACCGACAAATAAAACTCAAATACAGGTGAATGCGTCAGGAGGTATCGGGGCAAGGGCATACAGTGGCACCTGGTCAGCCTGGGTGACTCACTACAATACACTGAACACAACAAAGGCATCAGATGGAACGCTCAAAGCAGCATCACCCGTTGCCCGGATAGTGAACTCTCACGCCGACAACGAGCGCAGCGATGTTGATGAAGAGGGTTTTACGTGGTGTGGGTGTGGCACGGCGAATGCAGAAGCAGAGGGGATTTCAATTTCGCGGCTTGACGTCGGTGTGTACGTTCTGACTGGTTCGGCAGGTCTGGCGTCTGAGGGGTGGCAGCTTTTACCGCCAATGGACCCTGGCGGCATGGGTGAGCTGGGAGTTGTTGAAGCGGAGCAAACTGAAAGCGGCGGTATCACGATCCGCCTGTTCAGGCGTAAATATATGCTGGGCGATGAAGGTGAGATTGTTAAAACGAAAGGTCAACCGATGGATGTTCCGGCGAACAGCTGGATCGATGTTCGCCTGGATATGCCTGCCGATTCTGTATACAACGAGAAATTACGAGCCGCTACCTCTTAACTTCATGATCTCATCCTGCAGGTCATTAATTTTGGCATGAAGCTCTTTAATCGCCTGGAATGCATAGGCGGCAGTAAAGCCGCTTATGTCCAGAAACTGGAACGCGTCAATTTCCCGGTTTTCTGAAAAACGCACCGGCTCTGTCGATGTACTGATAGCCTCCGGACAAATTGCACCGACATCCTGAGCTATCAGACCGACATGGCGCACTTCGCTATCCCATTTTGAATATGTCACACAGCGTAACCCGGCAATTTTATCCAGCGCACCGCTGATTTCCTCAAGATCGAATTTATGGCGTTCATCCGACCCTGTTGTCCATGCGCCCGAACCATTCGCGGTTCCATCTGCGTTGAAAGCCCATTCCCGCGTTGTCCCGCCTGAATCATTGACCGCCATCGATATTGAATAACGGTTAATATCCTGGTTACTACCACGGCGTATTCCCGTTCTTACATAGCCCGCATACCAGGAATAATGGCTGAAATTAACATACTGCCCGCTCGGTGAATTACCGGACACCGCAAGCAGGTACGCTGAATTATCTTCTGTCGTGGTACGTGGACCAATACCAACTGTGGAACCTGCACTGACAACGACAGATGAGCTGATTTTACCCCCCGTCATCCCGTCTACAGTTGAAAACCGGCTGTCGTTGCCCGCGGCCACTGTTCCGGCAGTTGTTCCCACATTCCTGGTGGCGCTGTTTCCCAAACCGACGTTTTATAGATTGCCCTGAGGCGGCCTGGCCGATAACGTCACCTGATTTTTTTGCAGAAATTATTGGGTGAAAAATATGCAAATTGGCTATGTCAGGGTGTCAACAAATGACCAGAATACAGATCTGCAGCGTCAGGCTCTCGAACGCGCAGGATGTGAACAGATTTTCGAAGAAAAAATGAGCGGAACAGTGGCGAACAGACCGGCACTGAAAAAGCTGCTACGGACCATCCATGAAGGAGATACGCTGGTGGTGTGGAAGCTGGATCGCCTCGGTCGCAGCATGCGTAATCTGGTGCTGCTGGTTGACGAACTGCGCCAGCGTGGCATTCACTTCAAAAGCCTCACGGACAGCATCGATACATCAAGCCCGATGGGGCGTTTCATATTTCACATTATGTCAGCACTGGCCGAAATGGAAAGAGAGCTTATCGTGGAGCGAACTCGCGCCGGTCTGGCTGCAGCAAGAGAGCAGGGCAGAATCGGCGGAAGACGTCCGAAGTTATCACCTGAGCAATGGGCGCAGGCGGGCAGACTGATAGCGAATGGCGTGGACAGAAAGCAGGTTGCGATAATTTATGATGTGGCTGTTTGCACTCTGTATAAAAAGTTTCCAGCAGGGAAGTAAGGCGGCCGCAGTTACATCGTATGCAAGAACATAACTGCGGCCAGCTGGCGATCGTTCGATAGTGCGAGTATTGAATGGTTGCCAGCCGTGGATGATTGTACTTTTCCGGGATGAAGGAGCAAGGTGTTTAATCTGAAACCAGCCACATATCGGACTCGTCAAACATCTCCTCCAGCATACGGTTCAGCTTTTCTCGATCGCTTTTGCTTGCGTCACTATTCAGGCCGTTAGCCTGCATCGGCTTCACTTTCACCTGGGCATCAGGGAAAATCTGGTGCACTCGTTTCGTCAATTCAGCCAGAATGATCTCCCTAGCTCCTTCCAGCCCTTCAACGTTTCTCTTGTCGTAAACCAGTTCAACAAACAT